TTTGAAAAACTAACGCCAATCGCTCAAGCATGAACGCCGTAAAAGTCGCCTATAATATAATGAGCAGCAACGCCGCGCTTACTACATTGGTAAGCACGCGCATAAATCCGCTGCGAATACCAGAGGGAAGCGCTTTCCCTTCAATAAGTTATAACTTAATCAGTATTGTACCAACGCCGACTAAATCAGGACATAGCCGCACAGATTGGGCGCGTGTTCAGGTTTCTATATTTGGCACTACATACCAGAGCGCTGCAAATGTTGCTACAGCTGTTCGCACTGCATTTGAAGCGGTAACGCTACCGGGTACGTTTGCAACGGTTAAAGTGCAGACAATAGAATTTGACGCGCAAAACGAGCTAACAGATGACGAGTCAGCGTTTGCTGGAGTTTATCAAATTACGCAGGATTACATAATTAATTACACAAGATGAGCAGGTTAAACGTTGTCATTGGAGCAGACATAAAGCAGCTTGAAACCAATTTTAACAAGGCCGTTAAATTGGTACAGGACGGCGGAAAAGAAATGTCTGCGGATGTAGCGAAGGCCGCTAAAGATATTCAGGATAGATTGGGAGCGTTAGCCAATGCTAAACCTACCGCACGCGTAGTTCGTCAGTTGCAAACTATGGCAATGGAAGCCCGCGCAATGGGGCCTGAATTTGCAGCAATGGCTAACGAATTCATTGTGCAAGCTGGTAGGATGCAGGATGAGATTTCAGACACGCGCGCAGAGATTGGATATTTTGCAAGCGATACTCGGCGGCTTGATGCAGTGATAGGTGGAGCGCAGGCAGTCGCTGCCGGGTTTGGGGTAGTTGAAGGAAGCATGGCTGCATTGGGTATGGAGGGCGAAGATTTGCAGAAAACGATGGCCAAGATTCAAGGCATGATGTTGGTTTTAAATTCACTGCAAAGCATACAAAATGCCTTGCAAGCTGAATCAGCTTTGAGTATTGGATTAAGCACGGCAGCGGCAAAAATACAAACTTATGTAATGGGGCAGGCAACTATTGCTGCACGGTTATTCGCTGGCACAATGGCAACGCTTGGTATAGGCGCTGTTGTGGCTCTGCTTGGCGGCTTGGCTTATATGCTTACTTCTGTTGAAAAAGAAACGAAGTCCGCGTCTAAGGCGATGGATGAAATGTTTGAAAAACGGAAAAAAGATGCGGAGGAAATGGCGGGATTAATTCAGTCGATTAATGACGCTGAATTAAAAACAAAAATAGAAAACGCAAAACGCGCAGGGAAAACAGAAAAAGAATTACGGGATTTAGAAATTAATTTTCTCGACGAAAAAATAGCCAAGCAAAAGCAGTTGCGCGATTCTTATAAAATTGGCAGTTTAGAACGTAACGCTATTGGGCAGCAAGTGGCAGCGATGGAGGTAAAGCGTGAGGATTTAATTACTGAAAATATTGTTGCTGCAAATGCTAAGCGTATTGAAGCCAGAAAGGCAGCAGCGGAAAAGGAAAAAGAAATAATTGCAAAAGCTCTTGAAAGCTATACATTTATCTATAATAGATTTGGATTTAAAGCAGCGCAACATTACAGCGATGGATTTGGCAAAAAATTAAAATCTGATTTTATTAATCCTTCGGATTTACAAGGTGTTGGTTTGAAATTAAAGAATACTTTTTCTCAACTTGAAAAAGATATTAATAAAAAACCAGTTGAAATTAAAATTGATGTTAAAACCGAATGGGATAGTACTATTAAAGCGCTTATTCAATTACGCGATACAATGGATGCAGCATTTGAGAGCATGATTGAAAACACTTTAATTGCATTTGGCGAGGCAATAGGTGGCATGCTTGCGGGGGAGGAAGGAGCATTTAAAGATTTTGGCAAAACAGCTTTGGCAGCAGTTGCGCAATTTATGAAGGCGTTTGGTACGGCGTTAGTCACCACGGCCATAGCTTCGGACGCATTTCAAAAATTAATACTTGCCAATCCTATAGCCGCAGCGGCGGCGGGTGTTGCGTTGGTTGCAGGATCTGCAATAATTACAGCGCAGCTTAAAAAAGGCCCAGAGTTTACAGCGTTTGCCGATGGTGGTATAGTTTACGGACCTACCTTAGGATTGATGGGAGAATATCCGGGAGCGCGTAGCAATCCCGAAGTTATAGCGCCGCTTGATAAATTACGCGACATGATAAGCCCAGCCAATGGGGATGGAGGATATATAGCAAGCACGCACATAAGCGGGCGCGATTTGGCAATAGTTTTAAACCGACACAATAACGATTACTCACGCGGATAATGGCACGCAAATACTACGGAACATTTAAGAGCTTTAATAATACTACTTGGAAAGTAGAAATTTACGACGCGCCAAGTGGCAGTACGACTGGAGGCACTGAATTAAAACTGGCAGGCGATGGGTTTGCACTTGACCGCGACGGAGAAGGGAGTAAGTATTATGATAATCGCATTAAATCAAGCCGCATAACTGCTCAATGGGTAATGCCTAATAATACGGTATTAAATGATTTCATAGGAATACAAACTGAAGCCGAGAATTACTGGACTATGGTAGTATGGCGCGGCTCTGATTTGTTTTTTATTGGCCGCATATTAGCCGACCAATTGAACAGAAACCGCGAGAGCATTGATGGTAAACCTGTAATCGAATTAACTGCTGTAGATGGCTTGGAATTGTTAGACGGTTATAATGTTAAAAATAGTTGGTTTACCGGTGATTATATCGAAGTAAGTTATTTATTCCGCAAGTGTTTACAAGAATTAGACCTTTATAATTATTGGCCTTACTTAGGCAAATCGGATTATTATTTTTTCGATGCTCAAAGCATGTATGCGGCAGATGCTACGCGTAAAGGCGTGGATATGTTGCGCGTTAATATCAATACATTTTTGGAGGATTACGATCCTTTTCAAGATGTGAAAGCCATAGACCTTGCAGTTAACTGGTACTATGATTTAAACATGGTTACTTGTAAGGAAGCCATAGAGCAGGTTTGTGATATATTTAATATTAGATTTATGCACGCAGAAGGTGGCTATTGGGTTACCGATGTAGCAGCTTATAGCGGTTCAACCATTCCATACCGGCGTTATAATTATACTTTAAACTATCAAGGTACAGGAAGCTATACACATAGGCATCAACTTGGCACGTTGCCAGCACGTCCGCAGTGGGCAGCAAAACCAAACTTATACTATCAGCCCGCGCTAAAGTTATTGACAGTTGACACTGAGCGCATTAATGCGGTTACGCAAATTAGAACGAGGCCAAATAAAACAAGTGGTTACCTTGAGTTAATAGCTACGGGAATAATTACAGGAAGCACGCCAAGCGCAGCGCCATTAAAAGTTAAATGCGTAGCAAAATTTGATTATCCCGCAAGCAGTGGAACTTACTACATAGACGCGAAATTTAAAATTAAAATTTGGTTAGAAGATAGCAGCGCGAATATTAAGATATTAGATAAAGACGGTTTTTGGATTAGCGCCGCAAGCGTTCCCAATCATGAGGAAGTCGTAGACATTAAACAGCTACAAGGTAATTGGCTAACTTATAAATTTGAAAAGCAATGCACAACACCGCCCGCAGGATTTAATATTTTAAAAGTCCGCATTGATATGGTGGAGGTTCAGAGCAAAGCATATATAGGCGGCGGCATTTGGACAACACCGGGGACGGCTGCCGTTAATTTTTGGGGCAGTATTCAGGCGGCATTTGCCGAATCTTCCGACTATCAGAATCCTGATTTTATATGGAATATTTCCGAGGATTTCACACCAGCCGCGCAGAACAGCGTAAACAGCACCAAAGTGCAGCTTAAACCTAAGTATTATTACAGCGGTAATAAATATGGCGTTGGTAATATATGGGCTAACGATGGCACGCAGTGGGTTATTGCAGACGAATTTTACGGCGGATGGGATGGCGTAACTAAAGGAACACCAACCAAAATGCTTGGCGTTGGGGTGTCGTCGTTATATGCTGATTTCATGCCCGTAGTTCGTGGCACTTGGATTGATAGCGGAAGTTATAATCTTGTTAAATCCTTGTATTTTGATAATTATACTTGGATGCTAAACGGCGTTAGCTTTAATCCACGATTGGAAACATGGGAAGGCGAATGGTTAGGCATTGCGCCAGTGTACACCAATACCACCACAACAGGCGAGGGTTTACGAATTGCAAGCGAGCAGGGCGATATATTACGCGATCGTGTAAACCTAATTGAAACGCAGGTTAATAGTTATCAGTCCATGATTTCGGCAATGCCAGAAACCATATTGGAATATCTGATAAATGACGCAGACGGAGCGCCAGCATCACAGCCGACATTAAATACACGTTGGGAAGTTATGCTTAATTATGACGATGCAACAGAAGCTGTATCGTGGCATGTTCAAGAACATAATGCAAGTGTAACCTATACGAACGGCACGCACACCTTAACGAATGGTTACGAGCTTATAATTTGCAACAGCACCGACGGGAACGTGGTTATAAATTTACCTGATGCAGACGAAAGCATGGGGAAAAAATACTACTTTATTAAAACGGCAACCGCCCACGTTGTAACTATTGATGCCGGAACGTTCAATATCAATGGCGGAACATCGACGACAATTAAT